TATGATGTGCTTGTTTATTAAATTGGTGTATATTATTATTAGTAGCTTGCATTGTACTCAAGGCTCTAGCACTTTCTAGTTGCATTTCTCTTAGTGTTAAATTACTTAAATCCAATTGACATAAACCTTTTGTACTTGGTAAGTTCTAGTTCGCCACTATATAAAATATTATTCATAGGTGCTTTTACTGCAAACTCTTCTATACTGCCAACACAATTAACGTGTTCTTCAATTTCATAATAATTATTACTTTGTAATACAACTAATTTACCATTAGGAATCTTTGCATACCATTCTTCAAAGTTTGCGATATGTTCGCAACTTGTGTTTATAATAGTATCTGGACTATCAGTAATAGGGTAGCTCATTCTATTGTTAGCATTACTCCAGTACTGCCAAACATGTTCGTTGTAATTAATATCCATAATATCTTGTGTAATACTTTTAAAACGCCATTCATCTACAAACCACGGCTTGTTGAATGTTTCAGCAATGTCTACACAACTAGGATCAATGTCAAAAGATCTCACTTTACTTACTTTAATGTTACTTTCAAATAACATTGTAGCAAGTGTAGCATACCATCCTGCACACAAGAATACTGTACCTAAATCTACTTTTGTTTTTTCTAATTCTTCAACTAGCCATAATTTACTTTGTAGTTGTCCTCGACTAAAACAGTCTGCATTAAAACTGTCATCGTCTTTATACTTACGCATACCTTCAATTAATTGACTGCCTGTTAATCCTTGTATAATTCTAAACAATGCAAACTTATCTTGACTTAATAAGGTTTTTCTAAGATCACTAAAGATAGAGTTATCCGGGTATAGTAATTCTAATCTATCTAGTATTTCAGCAATCTGCATTGTATTTCTCCTTAAGCCAGTTAAAGTCGTTTATCAACCCAAGATCAACCCCGCTAGAAAGGCCAAATTCCACACCAGCGGCAGCGCCTGCCAAAGCGTATTTGCCAAATAGTCTATCGTGTCCCACGGTTGTCCAAGTTTTAAGTCTTGCATTTGTTTCCTCCTCATTTTGTCTATCTATTGTTTTGCTTGCAAGTTTCGCACATTCTCTAAATGCACTGCGCCATGTACTAAATTCATCTACATTAAATGCTGTTACATTTGATATATCCTGCATCAATTTAAACTTATCACTAATACTTGTAGTCATATCAGGTTTACTAGTATCCATGTTTATAGTTTCTTTTGTAGGGAATAATTTTACACCACCATATCCATATACTAAGTCGTTAATTGGATTTTGGCTTCGCCAAACATGCACATGATCTAATTCGTATTTTGGAGGTACATAACTGAAATCAAAATCACTTAAAATAACAGCGTCTGCATCAACAATATAAAACATTCTAGTACAGGCTTTTTTTGCAGCTTCAATATGAGCCTGGTGTATTCCTTCTATACCATGTGTACGTTTTGCATAAGGGTACTTTTGTTTGAGCTGTTGCCAGTTATAATCTGCTTCAACTTCATTGTAACTTATAAATGCTATGTCATACATGTCTTATTATACTACCTTTTATCCAAATTGTCAATAGTATCTACCCAATCTGTAAGTATTTTAGGAAATACATCTAAACTTCTATGTCGACGTAAATCGTACTGTGCATAAAATGTTTTAAAGTCATGCCATAATTTAGCAGGGTCACTTGTACGTCTATGTGGAGCATCTACAGTTACTAAATAATCAATTAATCTTTCAATGCTTGCTTTTTCGTGTTCGTGCCAAAGTTCTTTATGCTTAACTTCTTCATACCAAGTACTTAGATTGTTATGGCAATAATCTTTAAGATGCACTGGTAATGCTAACGGACTTTGAAAACTAGGAAACCGCAACAAATTTAAACTTACTGTTGGCTTTCTGTCTTGTCCTTTTAGTGAATATATTTGGTCAAGAAATTCAGTAATACTAAACAAACATAGACTGTTTATTGTCATCATAATATGTAATTCTGCATCAGTTTCATTGAGTATACGCTTTACATTATTCAACCACATATCATAATCTAATCCATCACGTATATATTCTGCTTGGTCGCCGACTGCTTCACAACTAGTATAGATATGAAACTTTTTTATTCCTTGTGCTTTTTCTATTAATTTATCAATAATGCTTTCTTTAGCAATTAAATTACTGTTAATTGCAAATCGCATATTAGTATCTTGTTCTTCGAACCAATCAAATAGTTTCCAAGTGTTGCCGCTCATTAATGGCTCACCACCTGTAATACGTATCTCGTCTAAGCTATCTGCAAGACCGTTGTCCCACCATTTCCAAAATGCTTGTATATAAGGATTGTCTGCATCATCGTTATATGGAGCGGCCCAATCACCGTTGTGTTTAAATGCGCCGGCACCATCACTAACTAAATTTTCATAAGGCCCGTGTTTGTTAATATCTTTTGCCCAAGTAGTACTAAAACTAGCATTGCAATATGAGCATGCAAGATTACATGTTCTATCAAAGGCAATTTCAAAAGTTTTTAAATTAGTGTTAGCATTCCAGTCTGCATCATAAGCTGCTTGTAATTCTTCGTCTGTATAGATAATAGTTTTAAAGGTGCGATCACTTACAGCATCTTTTTTCATATCTTCCATCTTCCAACAGTAATCGCACTCTGCAGGACGTTTGCCAATTTGCATTTGGCGGCGCATCTCTTTTTTATGCTTAGTGTTGTGTATAGCTGTATAATTTTCTTCTACTTCTTCAAGTGGAATCTTATGTGCAGGTGGGTGATGACAACTAGCTGTTGTACCACTTCCTAACCAAGTTGTAGCATTGAACCATTTAGCTCCACAGAAGCTTTCACTTTTTGGATCTATAATACGTTCTCTATATTGTAATAAACTTTCGTCTTTTTTAGCTGGCATGCCATTCCTCTAACAATGATGCATATTCTGGAAACGTATCTTTAAAGTTTTTATTTCTACGTTTGTCATACTCAAGTATATATTTACAAAAGTCATTGCGGTATTCAATAGCTGGTTCAGATATTTTAAGATAATGACAAAGTCTTTTAATCTGATCAAGTTCTTCTAAATACATTCTAGCATATCTATCTTTACTTGAATATTTAGACCAACTGTTACAAGTTGATTCAATTTGATTAGCATATTGTATACGCTTTTCTTTATCTAACAATGTGGTTTGTAGATGTTTTGGCCATCTTAAATAATTAATACTAATTGGTATTCTGTTTTCTTCAAAATTAAAATTATATTTTTTTCTAAGTTGCATAATATCTTCTATAAAATTTGAAAATTCTGGCAAACTTAAAATATTTATAGTTGTCATTATCAAAACATTACTAGTTGTTTCAGTTAGAATACGGTTTACATTCTTATACCAAAGAGTATAATCCATACCATCTCTTACGTAATTATTTTGTACTCCCGTTGACTCTGCACTAGTATAAACATCAACCTTCATACCAACTTTATAAAGTGCATTTATCTTATTAATTAATTTATTAATTAACTTATCTGGTACTCCTAAGTTTGTGTTAATAGCAACTTCAAAATCTTGAGGATTATCAATTAAGAAATCAAGAAGTTTCCATAGGTCTTTCGACATTGTAGGTTCACCGCCTGTAATACGTAATACACGCAAATCTTTTAATATAGTAGGAAACCACTTCCAAAACGCATCTACATAAGGATTATTATCGCTTTGTTTATAAACATATTTAGAAGACCCATTATTAGTTGAATATGGTCCGTGTTGATTTATATCTTCCATCCACTTTGAACTAATTTCTGGTGAGCAATATGCACATGCAAAATTACATGCATTACTAAAGCTAACTTCTAAATAACTAGGCGACACATTATCTTGCGGATTACCTTTTGCAATATCTTCAAATTTATCCCAAGCCCAGTAGTCAGCTGTTTTATAATGTCTATCACTGAAATATTCTTTATCTAAATCTTCAATCTTCCAACAGTAATCACATTCACTTGGTCGTTGTCCTTTCAACATCATAGCACGTTGTTCTTTTTTAAATTTACTGTTGTGCAATGCCGCAGGATCTGCTTCTATCTCTTCTAATGGAAT